ATATCGCCCACCGATTGAACATTCTGCGGCAGATGCACCGATTTTTGGTTCTCGCTTAGGCAATGTAAGACTGCCCACGGGGTCTTCGGCTCGGTGAGCCTTGTGTGAGTGGTAGTAGGTTGCCACTCCGCAAAAGCATAGCGGATGCTCTTCGGCTGTGGTTCGGGTTCGGGAGCAGGGGTGGGTTGCTCCTCTCCCTCCATTGTGATGCTGATGGTCTTCGGGTTGAGCAGTTCTTGCCCGTCGCAAAAGACCTTGATGCCATCTTTCGTGATGCTGATTTCTAACTTTTTCATTCGCCAATTCTCGGGGTGTAATAGTAATTCAGCATATCGCAAGTACCGCCCACCACGACTTGGCCGTTGATTATCAATGGCTGCAAGTATTCAAGGATGGCGGTCAGAGTTGTCTGCGTGATGCAGTATTGCTTCGATGCGTCATTATAGAAATGACCGTAGAACACAATCAATCCTTTCTGCTCGACAGCCGCATCGATGATGGCCTTGGAGTTGTCGATGACCGTCTGCTCAAATTCCGTCACCTGCTCGGGGGTTAATTCAAGCCCAAGCCTCATCGGTCGTTGGTGGTCGCTCGCTGTGGTGTTGAGCGCACCCATGTAATTGTCGCTGTATGCGGCGTAATCTTGTGAGCCTCCCGACACACCAATCATCCATGCAAAGTTGGCCTTGATGGTCGGCACAAGAGCCTCTTGCACCTTTGCGGTGCGGCAGACAATACCGGGCAGGTCATCAAATCCGACATTGTGCAGTTGCGTGAGCCAATCGTTGAGATACAGCTGCATCTGCGCAGGAGTTACGGCTGGGTCGCTGGGTGTGATGTTGTGCTGCTCATCGGTGTGCAGTCCAATCTCATTGCCCCTCTGCTGCATCAGCCGCATAGTCGTAAGTTCAAGTTTGTTAGGTCGTATGATATACGTTGCCTTTGGCACTCCGTGTTCCCTCAAGGCATCATCGAACTCCTCAAAATGAGTCCCTGCGCCAGTCCCCCAATCCATCTGAAAAATAATTGTGGCCTTTCTTGGCGATATGGCAGGGTATCGGGCGATGGTCAGCCGCACATCGGTGGTCTTGGTGTCAATGCGCTTGCTCAGTTCTGCCATCTCATTCTCCATCTCAGCAAATTCGGTCTTCTTAACAAATTGCGAGTCGTAGTTGCGTGTAAGTGTTGCCCCTTCGCTCGTCGCAGTCGAATAGCCAAGGCGGATGAAGGTGATGCCAGAAGGAATTGTGAAGGTGATTTTCTGTGGTGTTGAATAGCCATCGCCAGCCGTTGACAGCGGAACGGAGGCATTCGACTCGGCATCCGCATACATAGAAATCAAGTTGGTCGAACCGCTGCCGCTCACTTGGTCTGCCGTGTAGGTCTGCCCCTCGCTTACGGCCACCATGTCAGAATAGCGATATGTGGAGGTGGTCTTGCCCGGTGTCTCCACGCCATCGGAATGCTTGATATAGCCGTAATTCCATGTCAGAGGAATGGACACATCGGCACCGATGGAATCGGCTACATCTTGTATCTCTTGCTCAAGTTCCGCCTTGTCTGCCGCTGCGGCTGTCTTCGTTTGGTAGGTCGGTGCGGCATTCTCAAGGGCGGTAATTCTCGCCTTTTGGATGTCTAATTCCGCTTTTGTCGGGAAGATGGAATCACCAAGCAACGAGATTGTAGGCACTACATCATCAATCGTTGAATTGTACGACAAGCGGATGTAGTTGATGCCTTCTGGAATCACGAACTCCTCCAATGTTACGGGGGTTCCTTCGTTGCCCCTCACCGAATTGGGGATGTCTGCTGCGCTGCCGTCATTGGCAGCAAACAAGGCCACGATAAGCACTGATACATAGCCGCTCACACCGCTTATTGCATACTTCTGCCCAGCAGTGACGGGTATCATTGCAGAGGTGTTGATGGGCGATGTGGAAGAACCACTTTCATAGATGCCCGTTGTGTAGCGGACAAGACCTTTTGCGTAGGTGGTGTTGATTGATGTGCCTTCGCCCAATTTCGCCTTAATATTGGTTACATCCGCATCGAGTTCGTCATGCGCAGCCATCATCGCCTCCATCGCCTCGCCAACTCGCTCGGCAGTGTTTTCGCCTACGATGGTAGCATTCTTGATGGCTGCAATTTTCTGCAATGCTATTTCTTTCTTCTCCATATTAATCTCCTATTGCGTATATTCTTGCCCTGCTGCCTTGCACCTTGGTTGTCGGTTGAATGGTATTGAGATAAGCCAAACAAGATGCGAGATATCGCTCGGCAATATCCATCACATCGTTGTATTGCTTGAGCTTGGAGTCGTCAAAATGCCGTGAATATTCATCATCGTGCTGCATGAACCCTGCACGGCTCACGATTGCGCCATCGGCTCTCAGCATTCTTGCATAGGCATAATAAGCCGTTGTGGCCTTCAGACCCTTGCAGCGCATCAGCTGTTCAGCACCACAAGGCCGCTCGCTGCCCGTAAACTCACATCCATTAAGAAGGTTGCTCATCGGCTCACTTATCGGCTCTTCGGTCGTGATGGCCTTGTAGACATCGTAGCCGATGGCAGGGATGATGCTTGCGTCCTCGGCCTCGGTGATATAAGCCATGATGTGCGATTCGTCAAGGTGGATGCTGCTCGGCCTCGCCATCTGCTTGAATTCTTCTGCTGTTATTAGGTGTTCCATGTGTAATCAGATTTCGCTGTTCATGTATTTCAGAGGCTTGATGCGCCAATCGTAGGCAGCACCTTCCATGTTGGCTGTGACGGCCTTCAAGCCACGTTGAATGAATCGTTGTTCGTTGGTCACCTCACCTGCATAGTAATCGTAGGCATCACGCATCACATCACCAGAAAAGCCTAACTTTCCGATGCGGATGGCATGGAACAACTCTTGATGGAATTGTGCGTAGATACGTTCTACGACCGATGCATCGGTAACCGAAAAATCCTTGTCGTAATTGGTGACGGGGAAGGATACCACTTCTGGTTTATCCTCGTCATTCTCCAATTCGACAACCAACATTTTCGATGTGTTCTCATCGCCTTGGAATTGACGCAAATCCTCATCGGTAATCATGCTTGTTTCGATTTCCCTGCCGCTGTCGGGGTCTATCTTTGGCACACCCTTCTTTGTAATCAGCATACACGATGTTAGGAAATTGTTTCGTGCATTGCGATACTTGATGTTGCCCAAGCCTTCATCGGTCGAAATTTCGGTGATAGCCGCGTCGTAAATCGGGGTAGGGTAGACCCATCGGCCAGCCATTGAAAACCATGCGATTTGTCCGTGATAGTTTTGGATGCCGCCAACCTTGGCAATCTGCGAGATGACCACATTTCGGTCGGGGTTGAAGACCGGGAATCGCTCAACCGTCTTCTCGGTTACACGAACCCTTTGGCCGTTCCTCGTCCGGCTCCCAGACCAATCAGGATGAACAAGGATGTGCGACACATATCCAAGGCTGTCAGCCTCGGCAAGACGGCACGACTCAAATGGGATGTGCTGAATCTCGGTTGGGTAGCCAAGCACATTGTAATTGATGTGCAAGGCGAAGCCTCCGAAGGATGCGACATCACCGGCAATGTCGTGAAGAAGGTCATCAACGTTTGAATGCCGGTTGATGGCAATATCACCACCGTCAGCCATGCCGCCACCCTCGATGAACTTCGCATATCTCCCAAGGCATGTGGTCGCAGTTCCTGATGCTGATGTGATGCGCTGAAGATTCTGAGGATAGAGATTATCTTCCCCATACGATTGCATGTTCAGCCGTGAGATGTAGGTGGTGTCGAATCTCGGTCTTGGCTTTTTGGTGGTGCGTACGTTCATTTCTTCTTCGATTTATGTTTTTTAACCTTGACTTCTATCGTCTTTGGTTCTTCGGTCACCGGCTGTGCAGATGCCTCCACCACCTTCTCTTCCGGGATGCGTGAGAACATGCTGCGCTGACCTGGGAAGGCTGCAAGGTAATCCCTTGCGACATCATTGGTCAAGTTGTCGTTCGTATAGATTTTGCCGCCTCTGAATGTCGGGCAATGGATAATGAACCCTGCCCGGAGGCTGTAAGCACATTCTTCCTTCATTCTTCCTTCCTTTCTGAGATATAGAATTACTTCAATCAATGCGTCATGGTAGCATCGTTGGCAGCTGGTCACCTTCAAGGACTTCCGCAAAACTGCGGAGTAGAGTTTCTGAATCTGCTCTTTTTGCGATACTGAAAAAGCACCGTTGAGATGCTTTTTCAGTTCGTTGGATGTTATGACTGCCTCTTCGTATGTCATCACGCATTCGCAGTCTTGAGGGATTCGTATGCAGCCGCTGTGGTCGATTCATCGGTGTTGAAGAAGAACAATGCCGACTTCGGGTGGGATGCCTCTTGCAGGGTTACCAACCAGCCGCCATCAGTCTCTTCCGACCACTTCTCGTTGGTCATCTCGGAAGCTTTCAAGCCTTGGGCATAGCCGTAAATCTGGTACTTGGCATCGCCATTAGTACCGGCATTTGGGTTCTTGAGGATGACCACGAATGTGCCATTGGCAAGGCCATCGATGATTTTCTCGGCCACATCTGGCGAGTTGGAGAGGATTGCAAGAACGACATTCGACGTGAAGGTGTTCTTGTAAGTTCCCACCGTGAGAGTTGTCTGCGTTCCCGTGAAGGGAGTGCTGCCCATCTGAACGACTTCGTAAGCCTTCTTGCCGGTCTTCATCACCAAGGTCTTGATGACATTCTTCTTGGTGGCATCGAAGACGGTGGCGGCAAGGTCTACATCTGCACGATTCATGATGAGGCCGTCTGGTTCAAGGCCACGAACCACGATATCTTCGCATGCGAGATTGATATCGGAAGCAATTATAGAATCACAAAGATTTGCCATATTTTTGTCTTTTTAGATTTGATGATTTTTGGTTGTCTGCGCTGCCGCCATGAAGGAAGCAAGCGCAGACCATAGAAGAAAGAAGAAATCAGTAAGCGAGATGCACATGCTCGTCAAGGCCGACCATCGTGTCGAGTTTGCCGGTGGCATACACCTTCTGAGTGCGCTCGTCTTTGTTGAACCAGATGTCAAGTTCCGAAATCGGGTCGTTGGCATCGCAGCCGACAAGCAGATTCTTGGGATTTGCGAACACCACTCGGTAAGGCTTGTTCCATGCCGTGCCGGTGTTCTCGTAGGTGTTAATCATGTAGTCCCATGTGGCAACCGACACCACCTTGACACCACTATACTGACCAACAAACACACCATCGAAGATTCTTTCCCAAGGCATGATATCCTTGTAGGTCTTCTTGATGTCGAGTGCAAGCGCATCGGCAAGGCTCTTGTTCATGACGAGAATAGCCTCGCCACCGGCATTGATCATCGGGTTTGCATCGATGAGAATGCTGTCGATGAGCGATGTGGCCACACCAGCTGTGCGGATGGCGGATTTCTGCGCTGCATAGGTGGTCTGAGAGTTGGCGGCGATGGCGGTCACCTGAGAAGGATTGGCCGTGCCGATGGCGAACAGCTTCTTGAAGAGGCCATCGTTGGCATTCATAAGAGTGAGGTCAGTACCATTGGTGATGACACCGCCATTGGTCACGGTGGCAGCATTCTTGTCGCCGAACCATGCGAATCGCCAAATCATGCGCTTCATCTGAACGGCCAGCATGTCGAGATACATAGCCATGAAATCAGTACCCTCAAGATTGCCAATCTCAGTACCTTCCTTCAGGCAGTACTCGGCGATTGTCTCCTCAAGGTTCTGGTAGCAGATTGAGAGTGCAATCTCCCATGCACCCAAATCCCATCTCTTGACTGCATTGCCGATGCCAATCTCATCGAAGGTCGGGTTGCATCCGGCTCCGGCATGGCCGACAGCATCCATCTCGCCCAAGATGGCGAGAGGCTCACCGCTGCGCACCTTGCGAATGTTAACTACTTGACGAATGTTCTCGTCTTCAAGGACTTCCTTGATTAATGCTTCACGAAGAGAACGAAGGTTCTCCGGCTGAAGCGGAATGTTCTGAAAATACTTTGCCATTTTTATTTTCCGTTGTGTTTGCGATTTTTGTGTTCGTGATACCGATTGATAATATCGGTCGAAGAGATTCCTTCTGCTGCATTCTTGGCCTTGACTCCCTGCGGCATTCTGGTGTCGGGGGTGTAGGTCGAAGAGAACTTCTTCAATGCCTCTTCGCCACCGGCCATCTTCACGGCATTCAGGATGCGGAGGTCATCGGTGGTTCTTGCTTGTGCGTTGGCATTTTCAAGCCGCTGCCTCATCTCTTCAAGTTCTTTCTCAAGTTCAGCAATTCGGTCACGCAGACGCTGCTCCTCCTCGTCCTTGTTGTCCTCCTCAGTAGTCGGGTCTTCATCTCCCTTCTTGTCATCGTCAGCATCGGCAGCCGGAGCTTCTTCTGCTGCACGAATCTCAACGATGACTCCTCCCTCTACTACGATGGTAGTTCCATCCGGCATGAGGAATGTTCCATCCGGGGTGGCCTTGTCACCTTCGGTCGGCTGACCTTCCTCTCGCTCGATGGTAAGTACCTGACCATCCGCAGTACTCAGTTCCATAGCCTTGATGTCAAGCACAGCCGCATCATCAAGGTTTTTGAAACCCAGCTTTGCAAGCATGCGGTCAAGCAAGCTTGCCTTCACGTTTACTTCATTCATGTTGTCAATTATGTTGTTGGTGGTAATCGCTTTTGCGCTCATCGGTGGGATGATGTCACCGATAAGGCCAATTCCTTTCGCCTCTTCAGCACCGATGAACTTGTTCTCACTCATCAAGTTCTGAATCACTTCTCGGTCGCAGCCGCATCGTTCGACATACAAGTCGATGAGTCTCTCTTGCTCGTCCTTCAGGTTGTCGGCCATCCTCTGGAATCCGTCTGCATCAGCCGCACCGCTAACGAATGCGTAAGGGTTATGAATGAGTAGATGGGCATTGTGGTATGCCTTTCTCCTCTCCTTTGGTGCGGCAAGCAAGATGACCGTTCCCATAGACGCACATTTACCTTCCACAATGCAAGTGATTTCCTTGCCCGTTGCTCTGAGGCGGTCGTACATTGCCCACCCCTCACTCATCGTGCCGCCATTGCAATGCAGACGAATCTCAATTGCATTGTCATCGGCAGGGATGGAGTCGCAGAAGGCATCGATGTCTGCGAACGATATACCCTCAGTTCCGCCAAGAAGCCTTGCACAAGCCTTCTCGTTCTCGGTCTGAATGTCTGCGTATATCTTCAGTTTTGCCATAGTGTTCTAATTGGTTGCAAGCAAAAATAGCGAGAATTGGCAAGAATTCGCTTACATTGGAAGCACGAAAAACTATCGCAAAATGATAGTGCAGG